TCGTTAACAACTACTTGATTGAAGACATCTTTATATGCTTCACCTAATGACATAAAGTCTTTTCCTTTTGACATGTAATTATTTATGCTCCTTACTAAATATTTCTGTGGCTAGACAAGATAATATGTTCTATATGGGTAATAAAAATTTACCCAACGTTAACTGGAAGGGTGAATATACTAAAGAACAAGTAAAAGACCTTAAAAAAGCAAGTAGTAACATACTATACTTTGCTGAAAACTTCTTTCATATTATTAACTTGGATCGCGGTAAAGAGAAGATTCAGCTTTATAAAGCGCAAAAGAGAGCTTTAAGAAAGATGAGAGATAATCGCTTCTTTTGTTTATTAGCTTCGAGACAGATAGGTAAGTCTACTATGATGACGATCTATATTTTATGGCAAGCATGCTTTAATAATGATCAACGTATACTTTTAGTAGCAAACAAAGAGGCTACTGCCATTGAGATATTTCAGAGGGTTAGAATGGCTTACGAAGAGTTACCTAACTGGTTAAAACCTCCTGTAAAGGAATATGCTAAGACATCTATGACCTTAGAGAATGGTAGTCGTATAGGTATTACAACTACAACTGGTACAGCTGCTCGAGGTCAATCTGTTAACTGTCTAGTTATTGACGAGATGGCATTCATTGAACCTCATTTAGTAGAAGAGTTCTGGAAGTCAGTCTTTCCTATCATTACTTCTTCTAAAAAATCTAAAGTATTTGTTTGCTCTACATCTAATGGTACAGCTAACTTATTTTATAAACTTTATACAGGTGCTATAGAAGGTGATAATGGATGGGCTCATGATAAGATTAAATGGGATGAAGTACCGGGTAGAGATGAAGAATGGGCTCAAGCCACTAAAACAGCGATTGGATCATCAGAAGCTTGGTTACAAGAATTTGAATGTGAGTTTATACACTCAGGAGAATCTACTCTTGATGATGATCTATTTGAGGAGATGATGTCTAAGGTAACAGAACCTAAAATTATATTAGATGAAGGTCATTATAAAATATGGGAAGAGCCAGATGAAAGTAAAGTATATGTAGCAGGAGTAGATATATCGGAAGGAGTAGGAGTAGATTCATCTGTTATTCAGATTTTAGATATAACTGACATTAAGGATATAAAGCAAGTAGCTGTCTATAGAAACAATCAGATCCCGCCTTTAGAGTTTACTAATAGATTATACAAAATTTTACGTAACTGGGGGTCTCCCTTAGCTCTCATAGAGAGAAACAATTGTGGCGCACAGGTGGTGGATAGGCTAGCAGAAGATTTAGGATATGATAAGATAGTATCTTATGGTAATAAAAATGCTCATAGAAGAAATGTTATGAGAGGTATGATCGCTCATACAAATTCAAAATATAAAGGGGTTCTTAATATGAGATACTTTATGAACGAAGTTAGAGTAGTAACTGTAAGAGAAGAAGATACAGTAACTGAACTAAGAAACTTTGTTCGTTACCCTAATGGTACTTGGAAAGCTAGAGCAGGGTTTCATGACGACAGAGTTATGGCTATGTTATATGGATTGTTTATTCTTGAGAAAGAGATTACAGAAAGATTCTTTGATATAGTAGAAGTAGATGATATGGGCAAACCTTCAGTTATTGAGCCTATGGACTTTGGTATACAATATTTTGAAGACCCTACCTCTATATATCTCGATGAAGAAATTACTGGTGTAGGATCAAATAATGTATCTGCTGTAGTGTTTGGTATGGGAGATGAAGGTTCTGACGATATGGATGATTTAAGATCTGCAGGATTTATGTTCTTAGGTGAAAATCCTCAAGATAATTGGCAAGCGGGTATGCCGAGGCAGCTATAAATATATACATGGCAAGGAATACTATGCAGCAGTCAATGCTGAACAAATCTAGAGCTGATAAGTTTTTATTAGTTTTTGATGTACCACCGATTTTAAAAGAATTTAGTAAAAAGTTTAATCAAACTAATGATAGTTTAATTCCAGACTCAGTACAATTCTCTATATTTGGTGCTGCTGTACCAGAAATTAACGTACCTGCAGTAGAGAATAGATATGCAGGTAATACTTTATATGTTTCATCTCATTCAAAAAATGCTTATCCTCCAGTAACTATAGGATTTAAGATAGATAATGAGTATAAAAATTACTACGCTATATACTCTTGGCTTAATTTACTACATGATCAATATGATGGAAGATATAATGCTCGTGAAATAAACGAAAATTTTCCTGATTTTCAGGATTATCAAACGGATTTGACCATTTATGGTAAAGATGAATTCAATAATAACCGTATTAAATTTACTTATACTAAAGCATTTCCCACTACTGTTGACGCTATAAACTACAGTTATACAGATGCTGATGAAATTACTTCAGGATTCACATTTGTATACTCACAATTACACACAGAAGTTATCGATTTTTGAAATTATTATACTGAATTAGGATAAATAATTTTATGGCACAGCGTACTATTAACTCACCTGGAGTAGAAATAAGAGAATCTGATCTTTCCTTTACAACCCCTGCACCTGCCGGAACTAGCGTTTATGTTACCGGTTTTGCTCAGCAGGGTCCCATCGATGAAGTCTTACTTATATCCACTAAGCAAGAATTAGTTCAAATATATGGTCCTCCTACTAATGCAGCAGAAAAATACTTTCATTATACTTTAACCGAACTACTAAATTCACCTGCTACCGTTTACGCTGGTAGATTGCCATATGGTACAAGCACGGGAGATGGATTTGGATCTAAATACTCTGCATTAGCTTACCCTGTATCATCTTTTAATGATAAAGGTCAACCATCATCTACTTTACGTTTATCTGTTTCAGGAGTTTATGTTATTGGTAAACCTGTTCATTTTGAGTTAACTGAAGCAGAATACTTAGGAATAGTAGATGGTTCAAGTGTTACTTGGACCGATAAGGCTAACCAAGACAGAACTACAATTGATACTGTAGCCAATATAGGAAATGCTGGTATTGTTGTTCTTAATAAAACACAATTAGCTAACAATGCTCAATTAGAAGGTACATATGTAGGTTTAATTGACAACACAGAATTAAATCCTGCTACAAATTTCCGTGCTATTACTTCTGTAGGAAGCATTGGCGGAACAGCCACCAGAACGTCAGTCTTTACTAATATACCTACTAACACATTAACGTTTGATTTATCATCATCAGCTACTGATGGTTCAGGTCAAAGTGTTTCGAGGGTAATGGAAAATCTTACTGATTATGATTTAGACGGTAGATCGTTTGATGATTACTTACAAGTAGGTGTATTTAAATTACGTAAATCAATTTACGCTAATGAAGCAACAAAATTAGATTATGTTTTAACAGATGTATTAGTAGGCTCAGTTAATTCAGCAAGAACACAGTTTAACACTAAAGGAGGAGCTGATGTGTCAGCGTTCATTGAAAATGCTTCTGATAATTCACAAAACGTAAAAGTTTTAGTTAATGATAATATATCTCAACGTCTATATGGTGCTGATATGTTAAATGATGTAGGTGTTCCAGTGACAAAAGTTAGAACAATAGGAGGCGCTAGAAACATGACTGCAGCTAATTATGGTCTATCAGGAGTTCAAACATTTACTAATCTTTCAGGAGTTAACATGTTTAATGCAATTGCAGGAGCAGAAAATACTGCTTCGTTATTCCCTCTCGGGCAATTCAATGGTAATAGTAATACTATTACCAAGGTTATAGGTGATGTACCTGCAAAAGTCGAAAGGTCACTAGATAATATTAAGAACGATGAAGTTTATAATATTGATGTAGTAGCTGAAGCAGGTTTGGGTACTATTCATGCAATATCACAATTGATCGGATTTTATGATGATCAATCTTATACTTCTGCTGTTAGTGGAGCAGTTAATGGACTTAGAACTTCAAGTGATGTAACGTTCCCAGCATCAATTACATTAAGAAATAATTATTCATCGGTCTTTAATAAGTTTGAGAAGTTTGTTAAGCCTCCATATGAAGGCGGTGATAGAGGTGATTGTATTTTTATAGCAGATCCTATTAGACAGATTGTAATTAAAGGTGAGAATACTAAGCCGCTATCTGATAAGACTAAAAACTTCCAAACTGAAATTTACTGGCCAATCAGACATCAGTTTGAGAATGAAAATACTTCTTACGCAGCAGCTTATGGTAACTGGATGGCAGTAGCTGATAGTTATAGTGGTAAGCAATGCTGGGTTCCATCATCTGGATTTGCTGCAGCTGCAATGGCTAGAAATGATGCTGTAGCATTCCCATGGTTCGCACCAGCAGGCTTTACTAGAGGGTTAGTTTCATTTGCTAATGATATTGCAGTTAATCCCAATCAAAAGCAGCGTGATGAGCTTTACAAAGCTAATATTAACCCAATTGCACAATTCCCTGGATCAGGTATTGTAATATTCGGTCAGAAAACTTTACAGAAGAAGCCAAGTGCATTCGATAGAATTAACGTTA